TCAGTTCCTTCAAAATATTCAGGGTCATTTAAATCTATAAAATCATTAGCACCTAATCCAGTTCCATTTTCAAAATTATTTAATATTTCTTTTTTCTCAGCATCCTCAGCAGTTCTAAATTGGAGTGGTATTCCATTAGCGTATAATGTGTTAATATTATCTCCTGCATCTTCAAGAGAAATAAAACGTTGTTCAATATTTTCAGCTCCAAATATACCATCTGGGTTTTGGGGTGAAGAATAACTTGAGCCAACAATTTGTGGTAAGAATTTCTCAATAGGTCTAAATGATAGTTGTACTTCAATTCTATGAGGTAATTCTTTAACGGCACTGTCAGAAAAAGCAGAACCATTTTGAGGTCTAGTTTGTTGTTCGCCTGTGGCAGGAATACCAATTTCCCAAGTAGTGTCGTCTGGGATTGTATAAGTTAAACTAGTGATTACACCTGGGACTTCATATAAGTAACCTCCTAAAGTAAGTTGTGCTAAATTACCTCTCATATAACCTCCTGAAGAGTAATCTGGGGTTAAGGAAGACATTAGATAATTTAACTTTTGATACATTATAGAAAGTTCTTGGATAGATTGAGCTACTACAGTAAAGCCCATACTTACAGTTCTAGTAAATCCAGTATAGTTAAAGAATTTTTCACCTCTACCTAAATAGTTAAAATCGTTCCAAGATGCATTTGCGTTATCTGTAAAACTTTTAACAAATGCTCTAAAATGTGCAAATGTCTTTTGAGAAGGATCATCGTTATCTATAATTGCTATTCTGAATTTAACTAAATCGTTTTTACGATCGTCTCTAGTTACACCTCCACTTTTATATAGATAGAGGGCATTTATTTGGTCTAATCCTTTATTGTTGTCTGGGCGTCCTGTAGTATAGTTACTTCTATCAGCCCCGCGTTTACCCGGATCACCTAGGTATACACGTTGTTCAATATTTCGTCTAGTGTAATTAGGGGCAGCAGTTAAAGAACCATTTCTAATAAGATTACGTTTTACAGTATTAGGAATATCTTTAGATCTAACAATATCTTTTCTAAAATCAGTAACAGTTGAAAAAGATTTATTAGCTATAGGTTGTTTATTAGCTAACATGTTTTGAGAAAAAGTAGCATATACTATTGCTCCTTCTCCACCATATCCTCTAAGGATTTGACCACCATTTTGTCTTGAAGGAGAATCACCTCCCACTTTAATATAAGTTCTTCCTAAACCATCTTTATCAGCTTGGGGGCCACCTGCATAAGAATAAAGATTTTCGGGATTATCTAAATTTCTATTTACAAAACTAGTTAATCGATTTTGTCCTAAAAATCCGGAAAATCCACCACCTACTCCTGAAATTTTAGTTCCCCAAAGATTAACTAATCTATTATTATTTACATTAGCAATACCTTCGAATCCTCCCGTATTATATATACCCCCATTAATTAAATTAATATATTGAGGGCGAGATAATAAATCATTTTGACCTGTAGGATCAGTGCCTTGTTTATTAGGATGAGCACCAAAAGCAGTGCCTGCAGCCGCTTCTAAAGTAGATAACCATAAGGGATTATAAGTACCATCATTTAAACGAGCAAAATTAGCTGTTTTTACTTTAGTAGGATAACCCCCATAAATTCTAGCACCTAAAGTAGATAATAAATTTTGTTGGGCTGAGAATAATACTCCTCTATTGGTTTTAGTGAATAACTTTAATAGTCTTTGTTCGTCTTCTTTTACTCTACCTGGTACTAGATACCCACCTCTTAAAAACATGTCAGGACCACCAGTGCGTCCTAAATCTTCTGTAGGTATTCTAGATACATCTAATCCAGAAGTTGAAATAAAGGGTTGACCACTCCACCCCCCACCAGGCCTATCACCGAATCGAGGGTCTCCAAACTTAAGTTTGGTTAAGTCTGTATATGGGAGATTAGGAAGTAATGGCATTTATTAACCTGTTATATCTTGCAATCTATCTGTAGGAATTCCAACTTCTGGAGCTTGGTATCCTGCTGGGGTAACTCCGTTTAAGTCTAATACACTTGGAGATGGTAAAGGTAAAGCAACTGGTGATCCATTATCGTAGATGTTACTTGCGTTGTTTACGTCATTAAAGTAAGCACCATTTAATGAATATCCTGGGGTATCACCAAAAGCATGGAGTTTTGATTGTTTTGTAGCTCCAGGATTAGTAGCTTGGCCTGGGGTTCTACCATCATATGGAGCAAAGTTAGTGTCTTGAGCGTTGTATTTATTTAAAAGTCCCATAGTGTTTTTGGTTATAAATATTAAAAATTATAAGTTGTATGTGTATAAACTCATTCCTGTACCTAACTTTTGAGGTCCTATTGAGAAATTAGTGTTTTTAGAAGCAATAGTTTCTAGAACTCTTGTTTGTTGATCTAATGCTCCAAAGAATTTATCAAGTGGTACTACAGCTTCAGGACCAGCTTCACCTACTATTGGGCGCATTTGTTGAGTAACAATGCCACCCTCTGCTAAGGTTGCTACCTTTTGTGTTCCTTGATTAATAGCAGCAAATAATCCACCTACCGCTGCTCCAGCTAATGCAGCTCCAAAAGGTCCAGATAAAAATGAAGCAGCTGTAATACTACCAATAGCAGCTACTATAGATCTAGTTGCTAATCCACCCATAATGCCATATAATACAGGGGCATTAGAAGTAATAGCAGCTAAACCATCAAAGAAAGGTCCAAATATAGCACCTAAATTAGCACCAATTTCAGCGATTTTAGCTAGTGAATCTGCTAATCTTTCTTGAACACTACGAGATTGAAGTTGTTGGTATGTAATTTCTCCATAAGTATTTTTAAATTCTTCTGCTGAGAGGTTATTAAATTCTTGTTGGAGAGTAATTTTAGCTAATTCTTCTCTAGATAGTCCTAAAGCATTAGCAATAGCATCTTGTTGTATTCTATTACCTTTAGCAAAGGATTCAATAGCAGCTTCATTATTAGCTAACTCTTCTGATAGAGTGGCTAAATCATTATTTAGAGCTGCTAATCTTGCTTTTTCTAAGTTGATTTGTCTACCTGACAGTAATTCAGCTTCAAGTTCTGCTGATATAGATTGTTCAAAATCTAATAATCTACCTGCAATTTGTTCTACTTGAGCTAGGTTTGAACCAAATAAACGAGCTTGGACGGCCGCTTCTGCTAATAATTGTGGATTCTTTTCTAAAGAAACAGCAGTAGCAGCACTAGCACTAGCAATATCTCTTAATATAGCACTAGTATTAAGAGCTATACCATTTTGTTGAATTAATGCTCCTACAGTATCTACAGTATTAGTTAATACTTGTTCTGTATCTTCTGATTGTAAACGAGCATATAAAGATAAATTAGCAGATTGTTCAACACTTAATCCTAACTGTTGATTTAATACAGTGAAGGTTTCTAAGGTTCTACCCCCAAAATCAGCTACTAAACCAGTAGTTTTAGATAAATCTACAAATCCTTTAGCTAATCTTTCTACATTAATAAATGAATTTTCTGTAGAGAAAGATATAGCGGCCATGTTGCTTCTTAATTCATAAGAAGATTCAACACTTATACCTAACTCTTTTCTAAAAGAAGCTGCTTGGGCTGAGGCATCAAGTGCTCCTTTGACTATAAAGGTAAAACCAATTTTTAAAAGATCGGTAGTGCTAAGAGCTTTACCTAGTTCACCACCAAATATTTTAGATAAAGAACCTGTTTTGTCTATTTTATCTAAATTATCTTTAAGTATACTTCCTAAACGTTGTTCAATAGGAATAGACTTTTGTTTTTCGTCATTAATACGAGATGTAGTATCTAAACTACCTAATTGAAAATCAAAGTTTTCTTGAAGTTTTGATAGTGATTCTTCATCTAAAATAACTCCATTTCTTCTAAGTATTTCAACTTTTCTTAAGAGATTGTCTCTATCAGTTTCAATCCTAAGTTTTTCTTTTTCAATCTCTTTAGCAACATTTTGACCTGAGTTAATTTTATTAATTAATTCAGTTTGTTTTTGGAGACCAGCCCCAGTTCTATTAAGAGCTGTAGATAGGTCTCTACCAAAAGCTTTGATTAATCCTTGAGAAGCTTCATCAACTAACTGAAGGTTTACTGTTAAATCATCTTGGAATTGTTGATTAATAGATTTAAAAGATTCTTCTATAAAAGAAAACTCTTCTTTAATTCCTTCAAGTTGGGATCTTATGTTGTCAGCTTCTGCCATAATATACTATATGATATAAATATTGAAAAGCTTAAAGCTTTGATTTATATGGCTGGGATGCTTGGGTAAATGCTGATTTGTTTATAGTACCATCAGGTGATACTAAAGTAGTTTGATTGGGGTTAGAAGAATTGGAAGATTTTTGGGCTGCTTCATTTTGTTTGTCGTAATGTTCCTTAATTTTTTTATAGGTATACTTTCTTAACCACATAGGTAAATTATAAGTATCACTCCAAGTATAACCCCCTTGTCCATAAAATACTATTTCATGGATTTCATTAAATAAATTAAGTTTGTATTGAGGGGCTATCTCAGAGTTCAGGCCAAAAAAAGCTAATCCCAATTGGGATATCGACTCGGGTATCACTTCCTTCGGGAAAAAAAGTCAGATCTACGTCTGGTTGAATCTGGCGAACATATTCTCTAAGTGACCTAGCATCTCGAGCTAGTAAATAATTATCTACAAATTCTCGAATATCTTTAACTTCACGAGATCCATTAACTGAGGTAACAAGATGTTTAAGGCGAATTGTTAGGTCTGAGGAAGCATCTTTATTAACTTTTTTTCTACCTTCTAATTCTTTTGTGATGGAAACTTCATCTCCGTGAGTTAATAACTTAAAAGTAATAAGTGTGTTAGTTGATGGTAGTGTATAAGAGAATTCGTTTACTCCACGAGTATATGCGGATTCATCAATAGGTTTTGATTCAATTTGCGACAAATCTACAGTTTGTTCTTTACCTCCATAAGTAAACCTGTATTCACCCCCATAACCTAAAATACGAGTAGCAACCATAATTGCATTTTTATCTCCAATTAAAATATCATTCATATTTACCTTGGTAACAATTACAGATTCGAGCAATTTGTCTAATACATTTCCGTTTTGAATGTAGTTAGCATTAGTAAGAATATCTTCTTCCTTTGCGGTCATGTATTTGATTTCGATCTCACCGTTTGCTAATGGATGTCCTTCAGGATATAATAAACCTTTTGAAGGTAATTCTACGATTTCGGTAGGTAGTGTAAAACTCATATAATTTTTGTTAAAACTGTTCTAGTTATAAATATCAATATAAAAAAAGAGCTTGACAGAATCAAGCTCAATTTTAAAAAATATGTAAAACTTTTTTAGAAGTTTAAGATACAATAGTCTGGTTGTACTGTCATTTGAATTTCTACAGCACCGTCGTTATCGAAATTGTATGAACCAAATGTAGCATTAGTAATTAAAGCTCCTTTGATGACCCATTCTGAAACAACATCACCTACAGGACCGATTACGTTAAATGTTAAATCTTTCTTATAGAAATCAGAGTAACCATCTCTACCTGTTACTGATTCGTGGTGTAAACGTACCCACTCCATAACGGCTTGTGCACCAGAAGGAGTAATTGGATCAAATAAAGTAAACTGAATAGTTTGCCATTCTGTTCTACCTTTCACATAACGTTGAACGTTAATGTGGTTTAATTTGATTGGGTTTTGATTAACGTTTACGGCACCAACACCTTTTACCATGAATGAAGGAACACCATCAATATACATGATAAATCTATTCTGTTGTTTCGGTTCAAAGGCCGTGAAAAAGATTTCGGTAGGAGATAATACTGCCATTTTCTATTTATTTAATTCTATTATAAATATTGTTCATTCCAATTTTTATGCTGGGAATGTTGCTCCGGTTGGTAAAACGTTGAAATCTAAGTAAATGAATTCAGCAGTTTTAGTTGGTTGGAGGTAAATAGCACCTACTAATTGGTTTCTATCAATTACATCAGGTGTATTGTTGCTGTCATCCATTACTACCTTGAACGCGTATAAACCTTGACGTTGTTGAACGCTTTCTAAGTATGGATTAACTTGTGCTAAGAAGTTATTTCTTGTAGCTGCTGTGTTTTGTTCAAATACTAAGTTTTGAGCAACTTGAGAAATATAAGACTTAAGAGTAATTAATAATCTTCTTACGTTTACTCTGTCTAAAGCACTAGCTGTTTTCTGGAGTGTTTTTTGACCGTATACTACAACACCAGTTCCAGGGAATGTAGCGATTGGGTTAACATTTCCTTCATATAAAGTATCTCTGTTAGATTGAGATAATTTTCTTTCAGCACGGATTACTGAACCCATACCACCTCTATTGATACCAGCAGGTGCAAACCAAGGCTCACCAGCATTATCGTTGAAAGCAAATACACCACCCATCATTGTAGAGGCAGGAACCCAAATTTGACCACCTGTTCCAGGGTCAAGTGTTTGAACCCAAGGCCAATACATAGCAGCGTATGAAGTATTTCTACTATCGGCTTGTGTAACAGCATTCGCTAATGAACCTGCATAGTTAACGGGGTCGACTACTACTAAATTATCACCTCTTGATTGAGCGTTTTGAATAGCAGTAGTAAGTTGAGCTGTGTGAGCAGCGTTAGTTAAACCAGGTAATAACATTACATTATATCTATATTCATCTTGGTTTGAAAGTAATGTTAACATATAGTTATAATCACTTCCTTTTAAACCTTGTGAATCTGTGCTGTTAATATTATCATACATGTTCATTGTACGACCAGCTGGGATAATTGAACCAGCGCCACCACTGAATGAACCACCATATGAACCTGAACCTATAGCTGGGATAAACCCTTCGTAAGATGCTTTAGCTGTTCCGTTATTATCAAAATAGTTTGGAGTGTTTGACACAGAAGCAACTCTTACGTAACGAGAAGCATTTCTGTATGAACCTGTGATTTCAATATAATTTTCAGTTGAATTATATCTTAATGTTTGGTCACCAATTACTCTAGCAATATAGTTTTCTGATTTTGGATCAAGTGATAAATTAGTCCAAGTTTCTAATGCTGATTTAGCATTTTGGCTATCATTACCTTGTCTAATTACTAATGAGAAAGTGCCTGAAGATGTGTTAGATGAAGCAATTTCCCAACGGATGTTATTAGCAGTTCCACTTGATAATGAATTATTAGATAAAATAGAACTAGTATTATTAAAGATATCACCTTTGTAAAGAGATTCTAAAACAAAAGAACCAGAACCAACAGAAGAAGATACTGTTGCTAATGCGTAATCCCATGTAGCAGAAGCGCTTACTACTCTAGTTACTAATAGTGTATTACCACCATTGTTAAAATAATTTTGGGCAGCAACTGAAGTAAAGAATGAATAATCATTACTTCCACTTTCGAAAGTAGTGCCAAAACGGTTTTGATAATCTGAATATGAAGTTACTACAGTAGGGATTTCAACTGGGCCTTTAACGGTTGGACCAACGATAGCTGCTCCTACTTGAACAGGCTGTTGAGTGATAAATGACTGGTCGTTTTCTCTTGCTAATACGCCAGGTGATACTAATGTCTCTGCCATTGTAATTGGGTTATTATTTTATAATAAATATGTTAAAGTTTTGCTAAAATCAACTTTTTATAAATTCACCAGTAGAAGGATCTATATTACCATTACCATACTTATTTTGTAACTCTTGACCAAATTGGCCTTGTTTATTTTGATGTTGAATAATAGAATCTTTTAAAGTTTCTTTTTGAATTTGTAGACTTTGAATCTGGTATTCGATTTGTCCTAAACTAATAACTAAGTTATCAGATTCTTGTTGTAATGAAGATAAGGTTTGTTTTTCTTCTTCTGTAATAAATGTTTTTTCCATTGTGTATATAAATATTAAAAAATTAGTATAAAATAATTATTATCTATAGCTTCTTCCTCCTACCCAAAGCACTAAAGATTTTCTAGTCCCTGAGCGGACTGGTGCTACTCTATGGAGTAAAAATGAAGGGAATGCTACTACAGTTCCTAAACCCTTTGGAGCGGTTTCGGCCTCAGGTCCTCTTAAAAATTGAAGCTCTCCTCCTTCATACTCATCAGGGCGAGATAATTGGACTGTAATAGATACTTTACGTATGCTAAGTTCTTGGTTACCAATATCCATATGCCAATCATAATGACCACCACCTCCATAATACTCTGTATATTGGATGTGTTCAGGCATTGAAACTAGATCAAAATTCCATAATTGTTCATTAGCTTTAAGAATAGATTGTTCTAAACGATTATACACCCAATCAAATTGTGGATAAAGGTTGTAATTTAACCATTTAACTTGAGATATACGCATTTGGTTTTCAACATGTCTATCTTTAGCAATAGTTCCTAGTTCAAAAGGAATATCTTCATGGTTATTTAAAATCCATTCAATCTCCATTTCATTGAATAAACCCTCATCAGCATAAAAAGCTGTTGGATCCTCAGATGACATCATTGGAAAATTTAATAATTTTTGCATGATAATTAATATTCAGTGTTAAAGAAAAATGTTTGAAATAATCTACCATCATATTTGTCATTACCAAAGTAATCTAAAGAAGAATGGAATAAATTACCTCTATATAATATTAAACGGTTATATTTGTTAGATGCCATATCAACCATATCCCATTTAGACATATCTCTTGAATCTTTGTAAATTTTATCCATGGTTTTTTGGTCGTATGAACCATCAGCTTTACGAGCGGCTTCAAATAAACCTGTTTCTTTATGTCTAAATAACCCAGTTCCTGAAGATAAAGGGGCATTTGGGGTTAAATAACAAACACCGGCCCACATAGTAGTTTGGTCTGAGTGGATCCAACTACTGTCTTTAGAAGTAGTATATTGATAGGCTGCTGTATAATCAAATTCTTCAAATTGAGTAATATTCCCCCCAGCTTGTTGAACAATGTGTTGAATTGCTCTTTTTAGGTCATCATAAGAAAAGGGTTGTGTGCGTTGACCTGGGTAGTTACCGTATACTGTGAACTCCTGGGATAAAGCAAATTCTCTTACTTTATCGGGGTATACGTAAAAATCATCAGTAATGATTAAATTAGTTTTCATTGGTTTATTTTATTAAAATATTTTATATAATTATCTATTAAAGATTCTGCTGTAAATTGTTCTCCAAACTTTCTACAATTTTTTGGGTTAATTTGATCTAACTTATTAATAGCATTTATAAATTCTTGAGTAGATGAACATTTAAATCCTGTTACTCCTTCTATTATATTTCCTGTATACCCTCCCCAAGTAGTAGCTATTACAGGGGTTCCACTTAAACTAGCTTCAATTGTTGTTAAACCAAAAGGTTCTATATAAAGTGTAGGAGATATAACAGCTTGTGCTTTGGCTAATAATTTTTTTCTTTTTTCTAAATGAGCATATCCTATATATTTAACGTTTGAGGGAATATCAGAAGTTATTTCATGTAAATTTCCTTGCCCAGCTACAACAAACTCTTTATCAGGAAAATGTTTAGCTAACTCTAAAAATATATTAATTCCTTTTTGTTCAAACAACCTTGCCATGAAAAGAACATAATTTTCTTTTTCTTCGGTATATTCAAATTCGTTGATACTATCGCAAATAGGTGGGATTACAGTATCATGCCATCTAGATTGATCTAAGCCATATTTCCCGTAAATAAAATGTTGATTTGCCACAGAGACAAATACATTATAGTCGGCTCCATAATGAAATAAATGACCTATATGAGCATCTACTACTTTAGCTCCTTGTTTTTGTAATTTTTTAATTTGTGGAATTTGGTCACTCCACATACAAGCTATTATGTCATTTTCTTTTACATTAGGTAATAAAGCTTCATATGCTTTTTGGCTAAAAATATCTTGAGCTTCATGAGAACTATTAAAATGGTTATTTTCAAATTCAGTTACAAAATATTTTTGGTGATATTTATTATTTACTATATCAAATTTTTGAGTGCATTCTACTGTAGATGCTTCATGACCATAATAATGTACTTCTATTCCTTTACGATGTAATAAAGTAGTAAGCCAGTAACTAGCTCTAGCATAGGGATCTACAGCAATATTTGGTGTAGATGGGTTACGAGCAACTCCTACTACATGAATTCTCATTTAGCAATAGATTTAATTAATCCCTCAATATCAAACATATCATAAGGAGTATCATAAGGACATTGCTCAGGGAAACCATCAAAAGCATAGTCAAACAAATATGAATCTATAAGTTTTGGTTTATGTTTAGGAGCTCTAGCTACAATATTACTATGCAAATCGTAACCAAATGTTTTATAAGAAGTTCCAATCCATAAAACGGTTGATGATAAATTCATACCTGCAGCTGCGTGTTGTAAAGATGAATCGATTAATACACGTTTTTCTGAAACTGCTAATATTGACATTAAGTCAAAATTGCTTAATGGGTGGAAAATAGCTTCAGCACCAGGGAGTGCTTGAGATTCATTTCTACAAATCTGGATGATATGATATTCTTGGGAAAAGAAATTAACTAGCTCCTGAGCTATAGCAGGGTGCATGTCTCGAGTCCAGCTATATTGTTTTTGGTCTTGTAAAGGTCCACCATTAGTTTGAATTACCATTACAGGACGATTTCTATACCACTTATCTATTAAATTAGATTGAACCATATTAGGAAGGATAACTGGGGTTTGTCCTGTATATTCTATATCTAGAAGTTCACACCAACTTTGAATAATGTGTTGTTCTTTTTTAATGTGACCATTTTGGTAATATCCTTCTTGTCTAAAAACTAATGTATCTTTATCTTCAATATAATCTTGATAAAAATAAGGGGCATTACCAGCACTATATACTCTTTCGATTTCAGGAAAATTAAGGAATACTTCAGGATAAGAAGCTACCATAATAAATTTTCTATCTGTATATTTTTTAGCTATAGATGATAATAAAGAAGTAGCAGCAATGTTTTTACCTAAACCACCTTCAATATGCCATACAATATATTTTTCTTTTAGTTGCTCTTCAACAACTTCTACTTGAGAACCTACTTTCATTTTTCGTATTCAAATAATTCATAAAACCAAGGGTATGCTTCTGTGATCATTTCACATCCTTTTTCACCTAAAACTTTTCTAAAATCAGGTTCTTTATACTCTACTTTTTTTCTAATAATATGATCACCAAATACTCCATGAACTGTATCGTCTTCTTGGGTAATTTGTTCTACATTATCAAAATCGTGTTCAAAATAGGGCAATTCAAGATAACTATAAATTCTCTTTAACTCTTTTTTAGGATTTTGAGTTAAATCTTCATATTTAATAAACAAAACATTTTCATGGGTACCCATTAAAATACTATCATATAATCTATCAACAGCAGGGCCAATAGGAGGGGTATTAGAAAAATGTTCTAAACGTTTATTAGAATTAGTTCCACGTAATACACTCCAATCAGCAGTTCCTAGATTT